TCTTAGACATATCATATGACGATCGCGTGCACGATTGGTTTAATAAATATGCACCTACCGCCTCAGTTACGACAGGGGCCCATACTGCACCAGGATGGTTAAATTAAAAGGTGGTGTAATTGATGGATACCAGAAAGGGAAAGGTCCCTTTGTTAGGCTTTGATTACATGTCGATTTGTATTTTATTTAAAATAGCGTGACGAGCAACCGAAAGATGTCATGTATTAATAGTGCAACTGTACATAGACTTATAAATAACGCACTGGACAATGTTTGAATATTTTTGAATTTTACTGCGGAGAAACACACTCCGATCAGACCCAAAAAGTCGTGGTGGATGCCACGCGCCGTGAGATTTTCTACGAACCTCAGTCTACACCCATCGATGCAGTTATCAAAACTGATGAGGGTACGGTAGGACGGGAAAATATCACGTTTCTTGATGGAGACACACAAACTATGTATGATTTGAAAACTGATGTGGATCCTACAAAAATGTTACTAGATGCAGATCAAGCTCCTTTAGCTGATTTCTTCGCCCGACCTGTCAAAATTCGGGAGTTTACGTGGAATGTGGGATCAGGATTAAATGTGTCTTTTGACCCATGGGCAGAGTTCTTTGATAACCCAAGGGTTTCTAACAGGATTTGTAACTATAATTTATTAAGGTGCAATCTTGTTGCTAAAGTGGTGATAAACGGTAATGCTTTCCATTATGGTAGATTAGTTATGAGTTATCTTCCTTTGGAAGGAGATGATGATATTTCTGTCATTTCTGGTTCTGTGGCTAATATCGTTCAAGCCACACAACTTCCTCATGTATATTTGGATCCAACCACGTCCACAGGAGGAGAGTTACGTTTACCGTATTTTTGGTATACGAACTATTTCCGTATACCACAACGAGATTGGATAGGCTTAGGCAAATTGTACATAAGAGCAATTAACAATCTCAAACATGCTAATGGGGCGACAGATAAAGTGTCCATTAGTGTTTTCGTACATGCAGAAGATGTACAATTATCCGTATTGACCTCACAAGAGCCTTTTGATATGCTTCCTCAATCAGAAATGGAAGAAGTTAATGACAAAGGTATTGTGAGTGGTCCAGCGACAGCTGTTGCCAATATAGCAGGTCGATTATCAGATGTACCTTATATAGGCAAGTTTGCTAAAGCAACAAATTTGGCAGCCAGTGCTACTGCGGCTATTGCTAAATTATATGGTTTTTCTAGACCAACAGAGACGAAGGCGCCGGGTCCTTTTAGACCGGCGCCTATATCGTCACTTGCTGTTACCAATACTGGGGATACTTCTGCAAAACTTACTGTTGATGCGATGCAAGAATTAACAGTCGACCCAAGAACTGCCGGCGTTGGCACACAAGATGATTTAGCTATCACTTCTATTGCTACACGCGAAAGTTATATAACGCAATTTCCTTGGGCAACAACAGCAACAACTGAAACTTTATTGTGGAATACAAGAGTTTCCCCTGTGACGTGGAACATTGATAATGTCACAGGAGCGTATTTATTCCCTGCGTGTGCCGCTGCGGCAATACCGTTCAAATTTTGGAGTGGTACAATGAAATACAGGTTTCAGTTCATAACGTCCAATTATCACAAAGGACGTGTGAAAATTGTGTTTGATCCTCAGTATGTTAAAACTAATGAGTATAACACGAACTACATGTATGTAGTTGATCTTGCAGAGACAAATGACTTCACTGTCACCGTCGGCAATGGTCAACCTCACACATTACTTGGTCACGCCTATCCCGGTGTGACACCATTGACAGATGTATATAGAACAACGCCATTCACAGATTTTGAATATTTGGATGGTAACGGAACATTGTCGGTTTATGTAGTGAATGAACTTACAACACCGAACTCAACTGTAGATAATAATATAGAGGTTAATGTATATGTTAGTGCTGGAGACGATTTTGAAGTTTATGTTCCGACTTATGAATTCAGCAAATTTGTGATATTCCCACAATCAGATATGGAACCACAGTCAATGTTGTACCAACATACTGATATGACAAAAGGCAAGGATACCAATATGCCTGTGAGTACTGAAGTGTACTATTTGGGAGTACCTGCCAAAAAGAGTGAATACACCAATATGGTGTTCACTGGTGAAAAGATAACTTCATTTCGCCAAATGCTCAAACGATACTATGCACATTCTGCATTGGCAGCTCTAACCAGCTCTTCTGATTTGTGGGGAAGACGAAATATGTTTCCCTATTTCAGAGGACGAGTTACAGGGGCTGTCGATAGTATAGCTGTGGGTAATTACAATTTTTGTAACACCGTTATGTTACATTGGGTAACATTAATGTTTGCCGCATGGAGAGGATCCATACGGTACAAATTTATACCATACGGTATGTCAGATGAAAGAGATTCATTTGACGGATTTGTGGAAAGAGCTTCCACTTATTCAGGAGATGATGAGTTTATTAGAGATACTGCCGCTCAGGTAGCTTTTACTAATTCAACCGCTAGTGCTTCGCTCATCAGACCATCAGGAAATTCAACTACACAAGGTTTCCTTGTAGATGGTTCACCAGGAGCACATTTTGTAAATGGAAGGGTTAATCCAAATGTGGAATTTGAGATGCCCTACTATGCACCTAATAGGTTTTCTCCAGCAAAACTGGAAAACCTGACAGGTGCTGTATTGGACTACAATCAGTCCTGCTTTGACTATCATTTTAAAGTTAAGTCAAATGCAAATTCACTGATAACGATATTCGTATCGGCAGGAGAAGACTACACATGTTTCTTCTTCACGGGTCTGCCTCCGCTCCATTATGAGGCAGCACCCCCTGCACCAGTG